AAGCTGCAGGAACTGGGTGGTTTGCAGCTGTGTACTCGGGTCTTTCTGGTCGCCAACGTGTAGGCAACGTTACGCAGGTCAATGACCCGAATACTGCGTGGGTAAACATGGAGCCGCATTGGCTCTTGATTGAAACCCTGCTGCTGGGCACGTATGGCATCAGGAAAAAACACAGGACGTATTTGCCACAAGAACCAAGGGAACTGGATGAGGCATATGACAACCGCCTGTTGAGGAGTGTTCTGGCGCCGTTTTATGTGCGTTTGGAGCGCATGCTTGCGGGCATGTTGACCCGCAAGCCTGTGCGGCTAAATGACGTGTCAGACAGCATCAGAGAGCAGCTGTTTGATGTTGACCTGCAGGGCAATGACTTGAATGTTTGGACGTATGAAACTGCTCGCAAGTGCGTCCGCTATGGCCACGTTGGTGTCCTTGTTGATGCTCCTGCTGCTGGTGCAAGTGGGCGCCCGTATTGGGTGACATATACGCCAAGGGATATCCTCGGCTGGCGGGTTGAAAGCAATGAAGGCCAACAACAACTGACCCAGCTGCGGCTGATGGAACGTGTTGTTGTCCCTGATGGCTTGTATGGGGAAAAGGAAGTGCAGCAGGTGCGTGTCCTTACGCCTGGTGCCTTCGAGATCCATCAGAAGGATGCCAAGGGTGATTTCCGTGTTGTTGAAGAGGGCACGACCAGCCTGAATGAAATCCCTTTTGCAGTTGCGTACTCCAACCGGACCAACGTGCTGGAGTCCAGTCCGCCATTGGCTGACATTGCAGAGTTGAACCTGAAGCAGTACCAAGTCCAGTCAGATCTGGACAACCAGCTGCATATTTCAGCTGTACCGATGCTGGCTTTCTATGGTTTCCCACAGGCTGCTGAAGAGGTCTCTGCTGGCCCTGGTGAGGCCATTGCATTCCCTGCTGATGGCCGTGCTGAATACATCGAGCCAGGTGGCCGCAGCTACGAAGCACAGTTCAAGCGGCTGGACCAGATTGCATCGCAGATCAATGAGCTTGGTCTTGCTGCTGTCCTTGGTCAGAAGCTGAGTGCAGAGACAGCAGAGGCAAAGCGGATTGATCGCAGCCAAGGCGACAGCACGATGATGGTCATCGCGCAGCAGATGCAAGACCTGATCGATAACTGCCTGGACTTCCATGCCCAGTTCCTGCAGGAGCAGCAGGCAGGCAGCAGCTTCGTGAACCGTGACTTCCTTGCATCACGGCTGGAGCCGCAGGAGATCCAAGCCCTGCTGCAGCTGTACACCGCAGGCACCATCACTCAAAAGACATTGCTGGACCAGCTGGAGGCTGGTGAAGTGCTGGGTGATGACTTTGACGTTGAGGAAGAGGTTGAAGCCACGCAGAACGGTGGATTGGTTGACCCTGTTGAGCCACGTCAACCTGCTGCCGAAACCATGCCTGAGGGGCAAGCTGAGGCTGATGATGAGCAGATGCCTGAGTGATGGGTTGGTTAAACCGCAGCAAAAAAACCCCTGACGAGCCATCACGTCAGCAGCTCCTGCATTACGTCCAAGCGGAGCTGATGGGTAACTCTTTTGCGGTGGTGCGGACCACTTGGTATTCGGGTGGTGCTGTTTGTGCCGTCACTGAATGCACGATTGAAAAAACTGATGACCTGGCATTGATGGAGTTCACGGGCATCGTTGGTGATGCCCTGCGTGCAGGCTCAGACGTCTCAATCATCTGTGTTGATTCTTCAGAGGCAGTTGGTCTCAAAAAGACATGAGCGCCCCAGCAGCGGTCTACCGCAATGCCATTGACCTGAACCGTTACAGCAACGGTGTCGCAAGGCGGATCATCCGTTCGTACAACGACGTGATCTTGGATGCTGTTGAGCAGCTGCGGGCAATTGAGGAGGAGATTCTGTTGACAGGTGAAGTGCGGCAGCCCTTGCGTCGAGCAAGGCTGCGTACGTTGCTGCTTCAGCTCAGGGAGTCATTGGCCACTTGGTCCGGCAGCAGTGCAGCATTAATGGCGGAGGAACTGCAGGGTTTGGCTGTGCTGCAATCTGGTTTTGCCGTTGAGCAGCTGCGCGAAGTTTTGCCTGAAGGCACCAACCGTGTTGTCCGCACTGTTGAGATCAGCCCAAGTTTTGCCCAGGCGGTTGTCACGTCAGACCCAACTGCGGTTGGCATTGTTGACCTGAGCGACAGGCTTGAAAGGCTGGCCCCAGATACCGTTACTTTCCAGCTCACAGCTGGTCAGCAGTTGACGCTCCCTAATGGTTCAGTCGTGCGTCAAGCGTTTGATCGCATGTCCACCAGGCAAGCGGAAGTATTTAGCCAAGTGCTGCGTGTTGGCGTGCTGGAAGGTAAGTCAGTCGGCAGCATTGTCAGCCAGCTGAAAGGCAGGTTGCGGCGGGAACAGGCAGGCACTGTTGACAGCATCATTGCTTCTGGCGGCCAGGTGACGGCCATGCCCAACAATCAGATCCGCGCCATTGTCCGCACCAGCGTCAATCAAGTTGTTGATGCAGCTGAGGAGCTGGTGGCTTTGCAGAACCCAGATATCACTAAGAAATACAGGTACACCGCTTTGCTGGACAGCAGGACGACGCCAATCTGCAGGGCACTAGACGGCAAGGTGTACGAATGGGGCAAAGGCCCCAAGCCGCCGCAGCACTTTGGCTGCAGGTCACGCCGTGTTTCTCTGACCACAGGTTTTGCAGCCAGAACTCTTGAGCTGCGTGAGCCCTATGGCGTTTGGTTTGAACAGCAGACAGATGCGGTCAAAGAGGATGTCCTTGGCCCCAAGCGCATCCCGTACTACAACGCCCTTGTCAAAAAGTACGGCAAAGAGGATGCGATCCGTAAGTTTGTTGACAGGGACGGTACAGAGCTAACTTTGAAGCAACTCGCTGACCGCTATCCCAATGTCGCCACTTCCAAGTAAGTATCAGTTCAAGCAAGACGCAGCAGCTGCGCCTGCCCGCAAGTCGGCCAGCAAGAAGAAAGCTGCTAAAACGGAAGAGCCCAAGGGAGAATCCTGATGCCTCGCTACAGCGGCCCCAAAAAGCCCCAATCAACGATGGGCAAGAAAAAGCCTAAGAAAAAGAAGAAGTGATGGCAGCCAAGCGTCGCCCACCAAAGGACAAGAAGACGGGCCTGCCAAAGGCCTATCTTGCTGGTGCCAAGAACAAGGCGGCCAAGGCCAGGGAAATCAAGCGCACTGCTGCCCTTTACAAGGCTGGCAAGAACATCGACATTGCAGCTGTCTCCAAATCAAGGACTGAGCAAGGTGGCAAGACCAAAAGCAAAACCACTAAGCGACGCCGTAAAGGCAACGCTAAGAAAAAAGGCTGAGGGCACTCGGTTCACCTACGGGCAGCTTGCTGCTGTGTATCGCCGTGGCCAAGGCGCATACTTGTCCAGCGGCTCACGCAATGTGCCAATGGCTGCCTGGGCAATGGGCCGTGTGAACAGCTTTGTGTCTGGCAAAGGTGGTGCAAGAAAGGCCGACGCTGACTTGCTGAAAAAACGCAAGAAGAAGTAATGGCAATCAAACGCGGTGGCCACACCTTTAAGGGCTACAACAAACCGATCAGCACGCCAAACCATTCAAGCGGCAAGTCACACGCTGTTGTCATCAAGGATGGCGGTAAGGATCGCCTGATTAGGTTTGGGGCACAGGGCGCAAAGACAAAGCCGCCACGCAAGGGTGAGTCTGCTGCTGACAAGGCAAAGCGAGCATCATTCAAAGCACGTCACGCAAAAAATATCGCCAAGGGCAAAACATCTGCTGCATATTGGGCGAACAAAGTAAAGTGGAGCTGAAAACAACCTTATGGGTTATTCATGGCTGAAGAACAAGTGCAGGAGTCTATGGCTCCTGAAACAACATCTTCAAACGAAGTTGATGCACTGAAGGCAGAGCGTGAAGCACTGCTGAAAAAAAATTACGAACTGATCGGCAAGCTCAAAAACGCAAAAACTGTCCCTGATGGCGTTGATGTTCAGGAGCTACTGGACTTCAAAGCTGCGGCGGAACAGGCAGATCTGGAAAAACAAGGCAAGTACACCGAAGCCCGACAGGCTTTGGAGCAGCAGTTCCGTGAGGCGGCGGAAGAAAAGGACAAGCGCATTGCAGAACTAGAAGCCCGTGTGCGTGAGCTTGAAATCCTCAGTCCTGCTGCAACTGCCCTGCGGGATGTCGTTCATGACCCAGACATGATCTTGAACACCCAAGTGGTGAAAGAACAAATCCAGCGTGATGCTGATGGAACCGTTGTTGTCGTCAACGGCTATGAGCGCACGCCGATTGCAGATTGGGCTAAGTCATTGCCTGCATGGATGCAGAAGCAACCAAAGCCTCAAGGCAGTGGCGCACCTGCAGGCCGCAGCACTGGCGGCGATGTCCCCCCTGGTGTTCGCAATCCCTTTGCGAAAGATACTTTCAACCTCACAGAACAATCCCGGCTCTACAAAACAGATCGGGACATGTATGACAGGTTGAAAGCTGCAGCTGAGCGTTAATATGACCGGAAGGGCGGAAGGTTATGCCGACTGGCCATAGGGTTATGCCC